GCCAATAAGTCCACGGTGCAAGAGTCCTTTTCGTCCGTTACGGGTTACCCTGTTTTTGATACGAGGCAAGGATGGTCAGGTGGAGGTAGTCCTGGTTCGGCGAAAGCCGTTCACAAAAGCTTCAGGCGCGAAACCGATATCGATTCGCTAGTTCCCACGTTGGAGATTTCCCTTCCAGGAAGTCCGACAAAATGGATAAACATGGCGGCGCTGTTGGCTTCTGCTACAAAGCTTCAAAACCGAATGTCCACTCCTCCTTAGAGTGTGGGTTTTTCAACAACTTTTCTAGGAAACATTCCTATGGCCTTTAACCCTTCAACACCTATCACAGGTGCTGCGCAGACTGGCTTAACAAGCCCGACATACACATTGGCTACGGATGTAGCACCGGATGTTAACGGCAAACAGGTTGCAGTGACCGCTTTAGGCGGCACGCAGACTGGAGTTGTTACTCATTCGATTAGCAGCCCTTTCACAGGGACCTGCATACGTCCGAAAGTGATGCGTACTCTGCCTTCCCCCAACCCAACTACGGGCGTCGTAAAAAACGTACCAAAGAACACAACGAAGGTAATTACCCGAAAGGGTGTTATTCCGTTGGCGGGCCAACCTTCCAGCATGATGATCATCACAACGACGATCGACGTGCCAGCTGGGTCGGATACCGCGGATGCCAATTCCGTCCGCGCGGCGTTATCGATGCACTTAGGGCTCCTCGCCCAACAGAGTGCAGGTATCGGTGACGTCGTCGTGACGGGCATCCTGTAAAAATAATTCTTTTGGTAAATATTGACGTCTGTCATATAAGTTGGAGTGGAAGCAGATGAGCACCTTAATCTCTGTTCTTTCTCGTGCACTAGCGCACGATCTTAGAGATCATACCCAAATGGACCTCATGAAAATGAAGGTCCTTCCCCCAGATTCGAGCATTCGTGACATTCAATGCCACGCGATGTATAACTCCTTTTCGAAGAAATTCGAAGATGAATCATCAGATTTGGCGGACCAGTTGGCTATTCAGAAGTTCCTTGATGTAAATCAGAGGATGGAAAGTCTAGTTCTGGATAAAGGCAAGATGTCTTCAGCCGTACAACACGTGGTTGATGAGATGAAAGAGGATCTTTACCGATTCTTCTTTAGAAGTCCCGTTGATTGCATCGTATCGGCGACGTCCATCCTTTCGGGGATTGACGTTGGACCTGGAGCATCCGTTTCGGCAACTGGCGTTACACCCTATCATAAATTGGGTGTTGGTCCTATGTCGACTACTTCTCTTGGATTATATCAGCTCTACGAGGGCTGGACTAGGGGTTCCCCCACTTGGAGCGACGCTGAAATTACGCGCCGATCTATTGCTGGAGGGCCTTTAGTTGTGCTAGGAAGTAAACTTTCCACAGTTCCGAAGAACCGGGACGTCTCTCGTACCATATGCACTGAGCCTTTGCTGAACATGATGTTCCAGAAGGGTATCGGCTCTATTATCGAACAGGCATTAACAACGCGGTTCGGGATTCGCTATAAAGGTGGGCCCGAGTCGGTTGAGCGCAAAACGCTTGACTACTCTTCCGTGGTAAAATACGGAGAAGTGCTCCAACCTGATAGAAATAGAGAGCTTGCTCGTAGGGGCAGTCTAGATGGCAGTTATGCCACAATTGATTTGTCTTCTGCGTCCGACTCTGTGAGCATTCAGCTTGCCGACTTGCTTCTTCCAAAGGAAGTTGTTGGTTGGTTGAAGGCTACGCGTTCTACGCACACGGAGCTACCTAACAATTCGTTGGTAGAGCTTCATATGCTGTCGTCGATGGGTAATGGTTACACTTTTCCATTACAAACAGCCATCTTCGCTAGTTTAGTACGCGCTGTGTACACCGTGAAAAGTATTCCGATTCGCAAGCCTAATGGCCCGAGTCTTGGAAATTACGGTGTTTTCGGGGATGATATCATTTGCGTTTCTGAGGCTACCAATCTCGTATTGGAAACTTTAGAGGCGTTAGGTTTCGTACCCAACAGTGATAAAACATACACGGATGTGTATGGACGTTTTAGGGAAAGTTGCGGCGGTGATTACCAGGATGGTGTCAACGTACGCGGCGTATACTGTAAGTCGTTAAAACGCTTGCAGGACAAGTTCACATTGATCAACCTGATCAACGACTGGTCTGTGAAGACCGGTATTGCCTGTGCAAGAACTGTGGCTATCCTCCTTCGGGTGGTTGGTCGCAAGGCGTGTTTTGTCCCCATGTGGGAAAATCACGATTCTGGCATAAGGGCTCCTCTTTCTTTCGCGCTGGAAAACGGCGTGCGGAGAGTGCTCAATCGCGATACGAACGCACAAGGGTTTCTGTACTCTTGTTATAAAGTTCGTGCCGTCGAGTTGACGTGGGTTTGGG